GGCACCCGAAGGCCCCGGCACAAAGGCGCGAGCAAAACCGAGATTTTCGGTATGTCCATCCGGCGAACTCCTTTCCGCACCATTCGCATTTGAAAGTTGAGTGTTTTGACGGATCGGGACGTCTAGCGCCCATAGTGGTAAATGGAGCAAGCCCCAGTCGTAGCGCGATTGTCGAGGCCGCACCGGACAGGGGCTTGCACAGTTTGAACGCGCTTCGGGTTACGGCCTCGACAACTGGAATGTATTCAGGCGACTTTTTCGCATGACCCAAATCACCACCCGCACGAACGCGGGCAACGTCTACATCGCGGGCCGCAAGTTTGCGTCTGGCCTCGCGCCCACCATTGGCGACACGCTCGAAGAGGAGATGCCGGATGTCGCAAAGGCTGCGGCTGGCGGATACCCTGACGGATCGTACAGCGGCTACGCGGTCGTGTATCGCCAGGGCCAGGACTATGACCGCACGGGCGTCTATGGCGGCTCGCAGAACTGGGAACGCAACGGCCTGTCGTACACCATCAGCAACGACGCGCCCTATAGCCAGTACGTCGGCGGCGACGCGGCAGGGCGCCAGGCGTGGATGCACATGGGGCGCTGGCCCATTCAGCGGCGCGTGATCGAGAACTGGATGCACGACAAGGCGCCCGAAATCCTCACTGACAAAATCGACGAGCTGGCGGCAACGACCATCGGCTCGATTGGCGGAATGTACTGATGAACACAAGCGGCGGTATGACGGTCAAGGTGGTGCAGGTGGCAGAAGACAAACCCGAAGTGAAGAGCGTCACGCTTGCGTTGATCGACGTGCGCATTCGGGCGCTGAAGCAGGAACTCGCCGGGCTGGAAAAGCTGCGCGAGGAAATCACGAAACGGGACTGAATACAGTCAAACCATGATCATCAAAACGCTCGCATACCACAGCCCGAGCGCCGAGGGCCTGCGGAAGATCGCAGAAATCAGGCGCGCATACTCGGCGGTCTATGACCAGATCCTCAAGACGTGCCCCGAAAGCCGCGAGCGGTCTGTCGCCTTGACCGAACTCGAAACGTCGGCCATGTGGGCCGTCAAGGCTGTCGTCGTGAACGACCCCGAGAGCCAGGCGACCACGGAATAGGCGCAGGCATGGGCGACGACACACCCGATCGAAAGACGTTTCGGTTCATCCTGTACAAGACCGGCGAGTATTTCGACGTGATGGCAGTTGAGGCCATGTTTCACGGCGACTACTACTACCTGAAGAACGCGGACGGGAAGGTCGTGTGCAGGGTAGAGGCAAAGGAAGCCGCCATGATTGACGCGACCTTCGCGCTCGTGGCTGGTCCGCTGAGGTGTTAGGTTCAGGCGTTCGCGGCGTTACGGAGTGGATGTAACGTTGATATCACGCTGAAACGTAGTAAGCGCGTCGCGAGTGGCTAAACGATAGGGGCGGAGCCACGACCACAAAGGCCCCATCGACGGAGGTTCGATACCTCCCGCCGTAAACGCCTGAATACAATCCCGATAACCGCATAGTCTGGCGGGCTGCGCATTTGCCCCGCTCGCCAGTTGCAACAGCCACGCGAAAGCCTCGCTGTCCGAAAGGATGGCGGGGCTTTTTGTTATGGCTGAGATCAAAGTAGACGGAGCTGAGTTCTCGAAACTCGGCATCTCCACAACTTCAGGCGGAACGACCCCGATCACGTTCCATTACGACGTGCCCGCCGACGCGTATGTTGAGCAGACTCCGGGCGGCGGATGGGCGCTCAAAACCGGGGCGCGGCACAGCAAGGCCGACAACGATGTGCTGAAGCGCATGCGCCAGCGCAATAAAGAAGAGGCTGCCGACCTCGATGAAGTCGGAGCGCCGCCCCTCGACCCGGACCCCGAACCGCAGGCCGAACAGACCGAAGCCGACTGCATCGCTCCCGGCCAGATCGTCAAGAGCAAGGACGAAGCCGACACGCTCGTGCATTCGGGCGGCGCGGTCAAGGCGCTCGGTGACGGCAAGCTCGGCGGCTACCTCGTGGTGTTCGGCGACCCGAACCACACCGACCTCGAAGGCGACTTCTTCACGGATCAAACCGACTTCGGCGACGCGACTGACACCGCCGTGTACTACCACCACGGACTCGACAAGGCTGTCGGGCCGCGCGTCATCGGCAAGGCGCAACTCAAGCGCGACCCCATCGGCATTTGGATGGAGGCGCAGCTCAACATGCGCGACGCCTACGAGCGCGCCGTGTACCAGATGGGCGAGGCCGGAAAGCTTGGCCTGTCGTCTGGCACAGCCGCGCATCTCGTCGTGCGCGAGCGCGTGACGAACAAGTCGGCGTGGATCAAGCAGTGGCCGCTTGGCCTTGATGGATCCTTCACGCCAACCCCAGCAGAGCCGCGCACGTTCGCGGTTCCCCTCAAGTCACTGAAGACAACGTCGGACCTCACCGTCGACGCCGACTCGCACAGTGGCGGCAGTACCGCCAGCGATGACGCGCAGACCGAGAGCGCCCCGACTGTCCCCGATCAACTCCCCGTTTCACAGGAAATCAAGAACATGGACGAGAACGAACTCAAGGCATTGCTCGACAAGCGCGATGCCGAAAAGGCCGAGGCCGCGCGCATCGCCGCCGAAGCCGAGACTGCCAAGCAGAACGAGATCAAGGCGGCGGTCGAAGCCGAGCGCGCCAAGATCGAAGCCGAGTACAAGACCAGCCGCAAGGGCGGCTACGCGGGCGCGCCGTCGATCAAGCGCGTGACCAACCTGGGCTTCAGCGGCGACGACATGGACACGTTCCGCCACTGGGTCAAGACCGGCGACAACGTGGCCGCGAAGGCCGCGATGCAGGAAGACACCGACAGTGAAGGCGGCTACCTCGTGCCCGATGGGTTCTATGCCCGCATCAGCGAGAAGCTGCGCGAGAAGTCGGTTGTGCGCGCTGCTGGCGCGACCATCGTGCAGACCGGCCTGAAGATGACCGAGTTCCCGGTAGAGAACGCCTCCAGCGCGACGGCCATCGTCGCCGAAGAGGGCGCGGCCAGCGAGAGCGAGCCGACCCTGTCGGTCGTGCAGATCACGAACTACAAGGCCACTCAGCTCGTCAAGGTGTCCGAGGAACTGCTGAACGACTCGCAGTCGAACCTCGACATGTTCCTTGAGAACCAGATCATCAACAACCTCGCCGCCTGGGAAAACAACTACTTCCTGAACGGCACGGGCACGTCGCAGCCTGCGGGCGCGCTGGCTGGCGCGACCCTCGGCGTGACCTGCGTTGGCGCTGCTGCGATCACCCCCACCGAACTGGTGAGCCTGATCTACACCATCGGCGACCGCTATGCCGACAACGGCAAGCTGATCATGCGCCGCGCCACCCTCGGCTACATCCGGGGCCTGACGAGCGCCAATCAGTTCCTGTTCAACAACACCCCGCAGGGGACCGGCTCCGGCAACGGTGACGGTGGCATCGGCAGCGACGAAGTGCTCTACAACATGCCGGTGTTCCAGACGGCGCAGATGCCCGCGATGGCGGCTACGGCCAAGACGATCCTGCTCGGCGACTTCAGCCAGTACGTGATCACCGAGCGCCAGGGCCTGACCGTGACCCGCAACCCGTGGCTGTACCAGGCCAACGGCCAGGTCGGAATCTTCGCGACCAAGCGCCAGGGCGGCGCCCCGCTGCTCGCGGAAGCCTTCTACTACCTGCGCCAGGCCTAACAGCCTCGCAACAGACTGACGCGGGGCGGGTAGCACCAACGCCCGCCCCGCTCTGAGACACCCATGAAGATCAAGCTACTCGTCCCCCTCAACGGTCCCAACGGCGGCGGCTGCGAGGGCGACGTGCTCGACTGGCAAGACGAAGACGAGGCGTACCGGTTCATCAACGCCGGGTATGCCGAGTTCATCCCGACTGTTGAGGAAGCCGCCGAAGTGGAGCCGCAACCGGCTCCCGTCAAGCGCACACGCAAGGCGAAGCCGTGACGATCACGAACGGTTACTGCACGCTCCCCGAGTTCAAGGCGCATCGCAGCATCCTCAGTGCGGCGCACACCGACGACACGGCGATTGAGCAGATCATCGAGGGCGCATCGCGCATGATCGACGCGATCTGTGGGCGCTGGTTCTACGCGTACACACAGACGCGCTATGTCGGATTCGCGTCGAGCGTCAACAATCGCGCGCTCGATCTCGGCGAGGACTGCCTGTCGCTGACGTCGGTCACGAACGGCGACGGCACGACGGTCACGACCGCCGATTACTACCTCAACCCGCGCAATCATCCGGTCAAGACGCAAATCATCCTCAAGCAGGGCGCGGCGATTGTCTGGATGCCCGACAACAGCGGCAACACCGAGGGCGTCATCGCGCTCGATGGGTCGTGGGGCTACTGCGACCGCACCGCTACGGATCCGTACAGCCTGGCCGTGATCGCCAACACGCGCGCGGCGTGTCTCGAAATCGCGTCCGTGGCCTATCTCGAACGCACCGGGCAGAACACAGGCGGCAATGTGCAGGTGACGGCGGCGGGCGTCGTGGTCACGCCGTTCGGCGCGGTCCCCAAGGCGGCCTACGAGCGCCTGCGCCCGTACATCAAGCTGACGCTTGCCACGACAGACGAGCTGGTGGGCGATGGCTGGTGAGTTCGACCTCCTGCGCGTGATGCGCGCGATTGCGGATCTGCCGTTCAAGACGGTGCGCGCCGAGTCGCCCGACCGCATGACGCCGATGGTCGACCTGCGCAACGGGCCGGTGTTCAGGCCCTACCCGCAGCAGGGCGTGACCTTCGACGCCGTCGAGGTCGACAGCTTCGGGTCGGGCTACGGCAAAAAGACCATCAAGTGCACTGTCGGATATGCGCTCTTCTACGAGCCAATCGGCTCGGGGCGCGTCGCGGTGGAGTGGTGGCCGGGGCTGATGGACTCGATCAGCGACATCGTCAACACCTTCGCGGCCAACGACACGATTGACGGCTGCGAGGACATCACGATTACACAGGCGCGGCAGGGCGGCGTCGTGGCAGACATGGCCGACTCCAAATGCCACGGCGCGGTTTTTCAGATCGCGTTCTACGTCTTCTTCAACTAAGGCGGATCAATGGCAGGACGAACGGTTGCAAAGTGGGCGCGCGTGTACCTCAGCGGGTACGACATGAGCGGGTACTCGCGCAGCATCGGCGATCTCAAACACGCGTTTGACGAGGCGGACACAACCGCCATGAGCGATCAGATCAAGTCTGCGTTGCCGGGCCAGGCCAGTATGGCGGTCGGCACGCTGAACGGTCTGTTCGACACGACCGCGACGAGCGGCCTGCACGTCGTCGGCTCGACTCTCAGCGGCGCGCGTCAGCTGGTGACGGTTGCCATTGGCGACCGCGCTGTGCCCGCGCAAGGAGATCCGGCCTTCAGTGTCATCGCCTCGCAGCTCGCGTACCAATCCGAGCAAAGCGGCTCAACCGTCGCGGTCACGATCCCGTTCAGTGACGGCGTCGCGGCGGATGGTCAGGGCGGACTGCTCTACCCGTTCCCGTGGGGACGTCTGCTCAACGCCAACACAGCGCGCACGGGAGCCAATGCGGCGTCTGGCATTGATGGCGCGGCGTCAACGTCGCTCGGCGGCGTGCTTGTCTATCACATCACGGCGGGCAACGGCACGGCGACGCTCTCGGTCGACGACAGCGCCGACAACTCGTCCTTCTCGGCGGTGTCGGGCATGACGACCGGCTCGATCACGATGGCGGCGGGCGTGTGGGGCGCGGTTGCGCTCGGGCGCTCGGCGACGATCCGGCGTTATACGCGCTGGCAGCTGGCCCTCGGGTCGGCGACCTCGGTGACATTCGTGGCGGTTCTGATCCGCCCAACGTTCTAACGGCATGCTCTATCACAGAGCAGGCACACACTCTTAGGAGCATGTAGCAATGGCTGGTCGAACTGTATCGAAGTGGGTTCGGTTTGTGGTTGACGACAACGCGGGCACCCTGCGCGAGGTTCCGGTCAACAGCATCAGCGTCGTGGGCATCAAGTACGACGAACAGGACGTGACGGCGTTTCAGGACGCCGTGAAAGCCGCCCTGCCCGGTCAGGGCGACGCGCCGATTGAGATCGATGGCCCGTGGTCGACCGATGCGGCTGTGGCGGCCTCGGGTTCGGGCGTCGCTCCGGCCCTCAGCGGCTCGCACACCGTCCTTCAGCCGATCAACGGCCTCAACGTCCCGCTGTCGCTCGGCGTGTACTTCGGCGACCGCACCAACTGGGCGACGGGCGCGCCGGTGTTCGGCATCTCGTCCTCGGCGACCACGGGCTATCTGTGCACCGAGTTCACGGTCAACCCGAACGACATGACCTATCACGCGAAGTTCGTGGTGTACCCCGGCTCGACCCCGGCGTGGGGCACGGCGGCCATCGTCTAACGCATGGGCAAAGTCATCACCTCGCCGGTCAAGCGGTTCGCGGGCACGGTCACGCTGCCCGACGGCTACACGTTCCCGCAGATCATCGCGTTCGACAAGGCGCTTGCGGATGCTCGCAGCGACGACAAGACGAATACCGAGGTCTGGTTCGCGGCTCTGCGCGGCATGATCCCGTGCGTCGAGGCGTGGAACCTGGCGGGCGTTCCGCAGCAGCCGACCCCCGAGACGTTCCCGGCAACACCGCGCGCGTCGGCCAGCGCGCTCGTCTCGTGGCTGTTCACCGAGATCAGCAAGTCACAGACCGACGAGGGCGATGACCCAAACGCCTGAAGGCTCGCGTCTACGCGTTCTGCGAGGCGCGGGCCGAACGACGGTCGAACCCGTCGGCGCCTCGCCCACAAATGCCGCCCGAACTGGAGGCGGCCAACGCAGTCAGGATGTTCGGCGCGGCTGCCGTGTTTGGGGGCCGCGCCGCGTCTGCGTCTGAGCTTCGCGCGCTGTCGGTGGCAATGAACATCGACTCGGCCTACGAGGGCCGCGCCGCCTCCGAGAGTTGGGCGGAGTGGACGAAGAAAAACCCCGACGCATCCGCGCTCCTGAATGAAGCCCGCGAGCTAGCAGAGGCATTGCATGGCGATCACGATTGATGTCAAGGCGCTGGTCAACGACGCGGTCAAGAACCTTGACGTCGTCAACGACAAGATCGACGCACAGGACCGCGCCGTCAACAAGCTCGCCAAGGCGCAGCACGACCTCGAATCGTCTGCGCTGAAGCTCGCAGACGCGCAAAAGAAACTCCAACAGAACACCGACCCCGCCAAGCAGCACGACCTCGAAGGCGCGGTGCTCTCCGCGCGCGTGGCGCTCGACAAGCAAGAGACGGAAGTCAACCAGCTCGCGAAATCCTACGCGGGCCTCGACTCGCAAACAGAACAGGTAACGGGCGGTCAGCGCAGCCTTATTCAAACGATGGCCGATGTCAAGGCCACGTTTGACGTCGCGCAGCAAGGCCTCGGTTATATCAACCAGGCGTTTCAGGAAACAGTCGTCAGGGCCGCCAATTGGGGCGACTCGATGGGCGACCTCGCGCAGCTCACCGGCGACACCGTCGAGAACACGTCGCGGCTCGCGGCCACGCTCGAACTCGTCGGCATTGATAGCGACAAGCTCGGGCGGATCCTCAAGAGCATGACGAAAGAGGGGTTGAACCTCAACCTCGACACGCTGCTCGACCTGAACAAGCAATACAACGCGCTCCAGTCGCCCGTCGAGCGCAACACGTTCCTATTCAAGAACTTCGGGCGCGCCGCTGAGGACATGGCCGAGGTCATGGGGCGCACACAACAGGAACTCAAAGACCTTGCCAAGGCGGCAGACGCCAGCGGAAAGGTCATAGGAGAAGAGGCTGCGGCGCAGGCAGAGCGGTTCAACGTTCAGTGGGCAATCCTGTCTAAGCAACTTGAGGGCGCCAAGATACAGGTTGGCGGCGAGCTGATCGACGTTTTTCACGACGCCATCACGCAGATCGAAAAGTGGACCGAAGCGACCTACGAGGCGTCGCGCTACACGGGCGAGTACACGGAGTGGATGGGGAAACTCCGAAACTACATCAAGGACGCGAACGACCAGTTTGAGATTGCGCGCCACAAAGCCGTCACGCTGAACGATGCGACCGATGACGGCACACGGTCCGTCAAGGCGTTCGGCGACCGCTGGCAGAAGATGGGGCAGGCGTTCGATCCATTCCTGACCAAAGCCGAGGAAGTCGCGCAGCGCACGCAAGACTTCCAGAACGAGATGGCGATTGCGTTGTCGGATCCCATCGGCAACGAAAACAAGCGGTTCCAGGAAGAGCAAGGCGACCTCACCAGACAGGCAGCCGACCTCAAGCAGCAGATCGACGAACTCAATCGGACGAACGGCCAGTATTACGAGTACGTGCAGGGCAACGGCATGTCGACCGCCGAACTCGCCCTCGCCACGCAAAAGCTCGCCCGCGCGCAGGACCAACTCGCCAAGGAAACCGACCCCTACAAGCAGGCGCAACTCGCCGTCGAGATCGAGAAGCAACAGACGGCCATCAGCGGGGCGGATACGGTCGTCGGTGGATACGTCGACAACAGCAAAAAGGTCGGCGAACTCACCACGCAATACGACGATGTGACGCGCGCCATCCAGGAGAACGAGGCCGCGCACCAGAAGGCCACGGCCACCATCGTCCTCGACTACATGATGCAGTCGCTGGCGCGCGACGGCTTCACGACCGAAGAAATGACATTCCTTCGCACCGTGTCAACCGAGTGGGGCCTGTACGAAGGGTCGACCTTGCAGGTGATGGATACCGTCGACAAGAGCATCGCCGAGCATGGACTGAACGCTGTGGCCGTGATCGGCGATGTCGAAACGGCGCTCGGGAAGCTGCCGTCGACGAAAGAGATTTCGATCAACATCACAACCCACACGCAGGCCATTCAGCAGGCGCAGGCGCAACTCGGAGACGAGAACTATGGCGGGTGGACCGCCCCAACAACCCCGTCGACCACGCCGAAGCCTGAGCAGGTGGTCACGCCGGTCAACGGCGCCTACGCCACGGGCGGCACGTTCACGGTTCCGGGCAGTGGATCCGGCGACCGTCCGTATCTCGTCAACCTGACGCCGGGCGAGCGCGTCGACGTGACGCCGGTGGGCGTCTCGCGCGCGGGCGGCGGGCCGCTGATCGGCCAGGTCTTCATCACGACCCAACCCGGACAGGACAACGAACAGATCGCGCGCATGGTGTCGCAAAAACTCGCCGCCGAAATCCGCAGCGCGGCAGCCTCGAACAACTGGTAACACATGGGCACATCGCCAACCATCAAACTCATTCAGGGCGGGCGCAGCCTCGATCTTTCGAGCGGGCGCTATCGCGTCTCGCAGGACTTCAACCCGCCCGCCGTGCAACTGACGACGGTCGTGGCGGCGGGCACGAGCGCCAGCGCCATCGGGACGGCGTCGGTCATCGACCGACGCGCCAAGCCGCGCACGTGGTCGTTCTCGATTGACGTCTACGGCAACACCGAGGCGGAAGTGCGGCGCGGGCTGAATGACCTGGCCGCGTTTCTGTCGTGGGCGGGTGACGATCAAGACCCCGTCTATCTGTCGTATAAGCCTAACTCAGACACGCCCGAACCATCGTGGGGCCAGGACGGCACACTGCGCTACGAGATCGTCGACGGGACGGTCGACATTGGCAAGGGCTACGGAGTCCAGCGCCTGCGCGAGCGATACGTCAGCCGCAACCCGGTCACGCTGACCATTCAGCCCTATGCGACGGGCCTGCCCCAAACGCCCGCGCAAGCCAAGGGCGCGATCACGCACGACACCGTCGGAACCGGGACGGGGCGCGACCGGGGCGTCGTGGTCGGCTACCCGACGACCAACGTCATGACCAACCCGATCCACGGGCACCCGACCTGGAACACGGGCTGGACGGCCAGCGCCAACATGGTCGCGACCGAGAACAGCGACCCGCGCTACATCCCCGAGGGGTTCGGCGTCCGCTCGGCGAAATTGCAAGCCAAGGGCGCGTCGGCGGACTGGTATCAGTCGCCGACGCTGACCGTCAGCACCTACACCCTGAGTTGCTACGTCAAGCGGCCCGACGGCGGCGTTGTCGACTCGTCTGTCGTGCAGTTGATCCACAACAGCTCACCGCGCACAACGACGTATAAGTCGGTCGGCGATGGGTGGTACAGGCTCACCTATGCGGGCACCGGTGCAGCGGCGGTGGCCTCCTACGGGCTGCGCCTCGCGGGCATCGCCACGATCCTCTACGCGAGTGGGTGGAAGCTCGAAAACGTCGGCTATGCCACGCCGGTCACACACGGCGACATGGCAGGCTGCGCGTGGTCCTCGACCGCGCACGCCTCGACGACCACAGTCACCACGCCGTTTCTGCGCCTGCCGATTTCCGACGACTTTTTCAACAAGGGCGCGGGCTGCATTCGCGCGGTGGTGACAATCCCCGACTCCAGCTACGGCTCTAACCTCGTCGTGTTCTATGACGGCGCCAGCGGCTTTCGCGGGTACTTCGACACCGGCGGGTCGATCTGGTTCAACGACGGGACGAACTCAATCAACGGCTCGGCGGCGATCACGGCCGGCGTGACGTATGTCGTGCATTGGGTTTGGGATCAGTCGCGGCTACAGATCTACGTCAACGGGTCGAGCGTTGCGAGCGGCGGAACGCATACCGTTCAGGCCGGATACAACTACCTGTACATCGGCAGCGACAACACACCGGCCCTGCATCAAAATCAGGTCTTCGGCGACTTCACCGTCTGGAACCAACCGCTCACGACCGCGCAGGTTCTGGCCGATTACACAAACATCGCTCCCATCGTGGCGGACGGGCAGCGCGTCAACACGATCCCGTATCTGTGGACCAAGGACGGCGACAACGCCGTCGATAGCTTCGACGACTCCAGTTACGACAACTGGTGCGTCGTGCGGCACGTTCCCGGAAGCGCGCCGGCTGGTGTGCGCTACGAGATCGAGAACGGCGTCACGGCCACATGGTCGACGGCGTGGCTCGGGCTGTGGGCAACGCGCGAGTTCATCAATCCCGGACGCGTGCTGTACTCCGAGCAGAGCGGCACGGCAGACGGCACGTGCAGCGGAGCCGCCTATAAGCGCACGCTGATCGGCACCTCCGAAACCGCAGCAAACACGTCGGCGATTTCGTGGGCCAGCGACCCGAAGCTCTACCGGTTCGTGGGCGGGCGCGAGTGGTTCGCAAACGCACGCATGCGCATCGCGTCGGGAACCGGCAAGGCGCGCCAACTGCTCTTCCTGTCGGGGCTTGACTCGATCAAGGCGCAATCCTACGCGCAGCTCTTTTCGGGGTACTTCCGCGACATCATGCTCCCGAGCGTCGTGTTCCCGGACCTCGATTACAACCGCGTCTCGTTCGCTGGCATGGCGCACTATGTGGCCGCCACGAACAGCGCCAACATCAACACCGACCTTGACTTCTACTGCCTTTTCCCGAAGCCGATGATTGAGTTGACCATCGGAACCAAGACCACCATCGACGGCCTCAACTGGTATACCGAGTTCTACGACCCGATCACGCTTGCCCTGTACAACAAATCCGGGTCTGCCGGTTCAGAACTCGCGCTCGAACCCGACGCGCACAACGTCCTCCTCTTCGACGCCTATGGCCGGTACTCGTCGGTGATCGCCGACAACGCCGTCGACACCATCACGTTCTCGAAGGTAGCGATCACACCTCGATACAGTCTTGTTTGATGAAGCGCATTCTGATTGCCGCTCTCGCTCTGTTCGTGATCATCGCGCCGCCGCTGGCCGTGGCGAGCGCCGAGCACAGACTCTACCTGCCTCAAATCCTCAGCGACAGCCCGCGGATTGTCCGCTCGCTTGGCCCGTGCGGGGCGCCGCTTGAGTGCACCCAATCGCCCGTCGGGTATCCATGATCCGACCCACTAACCGCCTGTACGCTCGCTTCTACGACCGCGCAACCCTTGACCAGCTGCCGGACCCCGCCAGGATCGGCGGCATGGTGTCGGTCGAAGGGTTCGACGCATCCTATCCTGGTGGGTTCGGGTCCGCGACGCTCTCGACCGTTTGCGACCCGACGATGCCAATGCCGTTCAGCGAGGGCGATTTCGTGCGCGTGTACAACGGCGCGCGGATCGTCTACGAGGGCTTCGTCGCTTCCGTCGGCTTCTGGTTCAGCCGGGAGTCGAAGGGCGTGCGCCTGCGCTGCACGGGGTTCTGGGGTTGGGTGATGGCGCGCCGCACGAAAGAAAAGCGGTGGGCGGACAGTCGCATGACGGCTGACGTGTGGGTCGAGCCGCCGACCGCCTACAGCGGCAACGACCAGACGCTCAAGCAGATCGTCACCGTCGACCGCATCGATGGGCGCCTGCGCTTCACGCCGAAGAACGAAGCGTTTACAAACCAGTGGTACGGGCGCCTGCTGTACACCATGCCGACCGGCGAGACGATCAAGCGCATCAAAGGCTCGCGCGACATGCAGGAGGCCGCGCAGGCGTGGGAGTTGACGGCGTTCAACATCACGACGGCAGCCAATGAGTTCAACATCACGGCGTCGGGCACGGGCACCTATGACGTGACGCTGGCGACTCCGTCTCAGAGCCTGATGATCTTCTTTCGGGCGGCGGCAAACCAGACACCGCCGAGCGACGGCACGATTTACGGACAGGTCGACGACGCCATCAGCGGCGCGACGCCGTTCATGGTGTACTCCGAAACGGGCAATATCAACGCCTATGAGGTGTTCCGCGACGTGCGCGCGATGGTGTCTGAGTTGTCGGCGGACGAGTCGCAGATTTCGAGCGCACTGACCGTCAGCGTCGAGCCGTTCATCACGCAAGGGCGCGAGGCCCTTGCGGGCATCCTGGCGCGCATCGCGGGCTATGGAACGACCGCCTACGGCCCCATCGGATACGGTGTGCGCGACAGCTCGCAGTCGAATGACGGAAAGCCGATCCTGTTTGCCGAAGCGTATCCCGACATTTCGACCGGCTACGAGTGGGAAATCAACATCAACGACCGGCAAATCGAAGACACCGCCGAGATTGTCGAGGATGCCTCGGGCATTGCGAACTGGATTGCGGTGACGTACAGCGACGACATCGGGAACACGCAAACCGTGACGCCCGATGACGACTCCACGCTGAAGGACACGACCTCGATTGTCAAGTACGGCGAGAGACACCTGCCATATCCGCTCAACCTCGGCAGCGTCGGACGCACGGCGGCCATCGCCTACGGGCGCAAGTACCTGAGCAAATCAAAAGACAAGCAGGTCTACGTCAGCGGGTCGATCACCTACAAGGGCTGGGTGATTGGCAAGGGCGGTGTGCGGATCCCCGCCGCGAACGCCGTTGCGGATGTGACGATGGGCGTGCGCGCGAAGGTCGTCAACTGGGTCGCGGATACGCTCGACATCGCAGGCGCTGGCCTGACGGCGGTCGTGTCATCGGCGCAGTACAGCGACCGCGACGGCGGCTCGATCCGCATCACCTTCGGGCACCCCGACGACCTCGCCGCGTATCTGGCTCGCATCCCCACGATCAAGGCCACGCCGAACGCAGCGGGCGCCAACAAAGACGCTCCGGTCGGTTCTGGCTCCGTTACTGCCTGAATATCATCCCCTTAGAGGCCGTATGCCTGACGAAATGGAAAACGCCTTGAAACAGATGCTGTCCGAACTCCTGACGAAGGTCGGGCATGTGGACGTCAAGCAAGACGTGATGAACGAGAAGATCGACACCCTAGCCGATCTCGTCTCGCGTCATGACATCAGCCTGTACGGTCACGACGACAAAGACGGCGTGATCGGTCGCGTCGGTCGGTTCGAGGAGCGCACAAACGGGCGCTTCGAGCGGATCGAGTCGGACATCAAGCGCATGTATGCCGCTGGCGGGTTCGTGCTGACCGTTGTGGTGGGTGCGACTCTCGCGAAGTTGCTCAATCTGATTTAGTTGAAAGGACTCACCCGTGAATATCTTCGGTATCGAGGTTCCCGCCACGCTGCTCGCGTTTGTGCAGTGGATCGCATCGCCCGCCGTCGCCGCGCTGATCGTGTCGGTCGGCCTTGAGCGGTGGTCGTGGTTCCAATCGCTGACCAGCTCCGAGAAGACCTACGGCGTTCTGCTGCTGTTCGTCGGCCTGCCGTTCGTGTCGCAGATCCTGGCGTTCGCGCTCGCGCAGCTCCCCGCCGATGTGGTGGCGACGGTCAACGGCGTCTATGTGACGGCTCTCTCTGGCCTGGCGGCTTGGGCGCTCTCGCAGTTCGTCCATAAGTGGGACAAGTCGGAGTAGCCTGCCCGCGCTCGAACAACTGAATACAGTCTAACCGGGCGGCGATGTCGCCCGGTTCGCTTTTGGAGGGACATTGAAACTCACCATACACGACGCCTGTTGGGAAGCCGCCGCGTCACCGTGGTCAGACCGTGCGCTTGAGGCTGGCGTGAAGTGGATCAAGGTCATCGACGACCCGGCGCGAGCGTATGCCGTCGCGCTGAAGTACCCGAGCGTCAACGTCATCTATCGCAAGGTCGCGCCGCAGGACATTGAACAACTGTCAGACCTGCGACGGCATCCCGAGTTCAGCGACGCGCCGGCGTGCGCCGAGATGTTCGTGCGGCTGGCGGACATCGCGCCGTTGCCGAACCTGTGGGTCGAGGGCGCGAACGAGGTCAAGCTGGCGACGGTCGACGATGCGCAGTGGTACGGGCGCGTCGAGGCGTTGCGCTACAAGATCCTCAAGGCCAAGGGCCTCGGCGTCGTTGTCGGCAACTTCGCTACCGGAAACCCCACGCCCGAGATGTTCGCGGTGTTCATGACGGCCTACTTCGCCAACGGCGGCGGGCGCGATGCGCTGATGGGCCAGCACGAGTACGGTGCGTTCAATGTTCCCGCCGCGCAGGACAAGCACAATCTATTGCGTCACCGGATGCTCAGAGACGCGACGCCATCGCTGTCGACCGGCATGCGTTGGGCCATCACCGAGTGCGGCCTCGACCGCATCCAGGTCGGCGGCAAGTGGGTCGGCGGCGGCTGGCGCGCACCGGGCAGCGGCGTCGACGAGGGTGCGTACTTTCGGTATATGTCCGCGTTTGACGAAGAATTGGAACGCGACGCCGATGTTGTGTGCGCCTGCATCTTCAGCTATGGCGACACCGAACGATGGAAGGACTACGAGATGAACGACGCACAAGCATTCAACACCAGCCTCGTCGGCGCCATCGCGGCGAGCGCGGCCCCGGCTGCCCCTGTCATCGAAACGCCGCTGTTCGTGTTCGACGGCGCTGGCACCAGCATCCGACTCTATACCGACGCGGCGCTGTCGAAGCTCAAGACGACCGTCAAGGCGTCGTGGAAGGTCGAGGTGTTCGAGGTGCGCGGCAAGGCATGGCGCGTGACCAAGGGCGCGGCTGGGCTTTGGATGCAGCCGGTCGCGCTGAGGGTGGCGTGATGGATCTGCTCCACGTGCTACGGCTGGCGTTCTCGAAGATCGACGGCGTAGTCGGATACGAGATGCGGCGCTCGTCGTGGTCGGCGTCAGCCAAAGACAACATGGTCGCGACCGTGTACGTAGACCGCGAAAAGATGACGCCTGAGCTTCGCGAGACATTGCAAGCGGTGGCGCAGGCGTTCTCTGAAGTTCACGCCGAGCGGTACAGCGCGTTCAGGATCGAGTTCACCGAAATCATGGTGGGTAAATAACGCATGGCAGACTCTACCCTGTTCGACTCTGCCCGCGCTCTCTGGTACGTCACGCCCGGCACCGTCGGCGATCGGTCGATTGGCGAGCTGATCGCAACCATCAAGACCAAGGCGCCGAACGTCAACGCGCTGTTCGTCAAGTGCTGGAACTGGCATAGTTGGGCGTATCGCGCCGTCGCCAATAAACCCGGAATGGCAATCACCGGCGAGGCAGACGTGCGCCGATGGTCTGACGCGCTGCACGCGGCGGGCATGAAGATGATTGCGTGGGGCGTTGCTCGCGGAACGTCGACGAAAGCCGAGGCAGACATCATGCGGCGCGTGGCGGGCGCTGGCGCCGACGCGCTCGTGGTCGATGTCGAGGCGGGCGAATACTACTGGCAAGGAACCGACGCGTCGGCCGCTGACCTCGCGCGCGTGGCTCACGACACCGGCGTACACGTTGGCCTGTGCTACGACTACCGGGGCACTCACCCGCTTGTCTCGAAGGCGTATCGCTGGTATCCATACGTTGACAGCCTGCACCCGATGGCGTACCACTTCCACTTTCAACGGCCAGCGGCTGCCGTGCTCAAGGAGTGCGTCGACAAGCTCAAGGTACAGGGCAAGCCGATCATCCCCGCCCTACAGGGCTACAGCGTCGGCGCACGGCTGTACAACCCAGACGACATCGTTGCAACCGCCAATATCGCGCAGGGCCTCGGCATCACGGGCATGTCGTGGTTCCGCTACGGAGTCGGGCTGCATCTCCCCGAGTCTGGCATCGGGCCTAACGACCTATTCTCCGTTGCGAGGGTCGGCGGTGGCGGATCACCGCGGCCGCTAGAGCCTGCGCTGTTCTCGTATACCGACAAGGCGGGCGCGACGGTCGACGTGCTGTCGGTCAACGGCGGCAAGTGGCGCACGCGCAAGGGCGACATCGCGCCCGTGGCGCTGAGGGCGGCGTAGCATTTCCGGTTTTGACGTCGAGAAACGATTATCTAAGTGTGCCGAATTGTTGGCGCACGCCAGTAGTAGACATGGGAGACACTATGACAGTCATTGCACGGTTCAAAGTTTCAAGCATCGACCTACTCCCTCACGGCGGCTGGCCGGGTCAGCCCAAGGTCATCGCGCGGCGAGTCAACCTGAGCGCCGTCAAGGGCGAGCCATTTGGAAGCGCCACGCCTCAGGGCAACTGCGTGATGCTCATCACTAACCCTGACGCCGCCGATCAGTTCGAGATCGAAGGCGAGTACGAGGTGACGTTCACCAAGGTCGGCGACGGCCTCCCGGTGAAGATCGAGGGGTAATACACTCTACGCATAAGGCGTGATCTGCCTCTGGCTTCGGTCAAGCACAAATCGACACGCCGGGGGTGGTGGCGCGCTCGCTCAAGGCCCCACCCGACACCGCGCAATGGGATAGCGAGCCGTTGCGCGGTCATGCGGGCGTAGCATATCGGTCATGCGCCAGCCTTCCAAGCTGGTAACTCGGGTTCAACTCCCGACTCCCGCTCAAGAGGCGCACAGAGCGCCGTATCAGAAATGGTACGGCGTTTTTGTTTCGTTCCTTCGGTGATGGTCAACGCTTACCGAAAGATTGTGAACGTGTCGCCAGCGGCGCGAGCGATGCGAATACAGTCATTACATGAGTCGAAAACGAACGCAGTGGAGCGCCGATGATTGCGTGGTGGTGTCGTTCAGCGACAGGCACGCGGCCTCGAAGCTAGCGCCGATCAACCCCGATACACGCCTCTATGACCTCAACGGCGGCGAGATCAAGCTGAACCCAACGGCGGTCGGCCAGATGGTGTGGAAAGACTTCGGCGTCAAGTGGCCCGCCGAGGTGCAACACATCGCGGACGGTCGACCGCTGCACTTCATCGACGGCGGCGATCCGGCGCAAGGAAACAAGCACACTGAGGAACTACACGCCACGTCGCCCGCGCATCAGGTCGAGTTGTCGAAGGGCCAGCTTGAGCCGTGGCTGGCGCTGCCGAACGTCAAGAGCGTTAGGTTCGTGGCGGGCACCGGGTCGCATGAGTTCGGCGAGGGCAGCGCGACGCAATCGCTGGCGGCGCTCGTGCGTGCTGAGTATCCAAAAATCACCGACGTGACCGCGCACTATCACCAGCTCGCCACGATCTACGGCGTGCGGTTCGACCTGGCGCACCACGGCCCGAACGCACCGAAGCAAGCGTGGCAGACGGACACGGCGGCGCAGAACTACGCGCGCGGAATCGTCATTGATGACCTGCTTGACCACAAGGACCCGCCTGACGTCATCCTGCGCGGGCACGTTCACACACCGACGATGTCGCTGATCAACGTGCGCGGGCGTTGGGCGTGGATGATCGTCGCCCCGAGCATGCAATACCCGAACGACTACGCGCGCAAGGCCGCCCGCTCGCCTGCGCGGTTCTCGTATGGCGTGACCGTGTTCGACATTCGCGGCGGAAAGATCCACGGTTTTCCGATCCGGCTGTGGCGGACGGTCGACACGCGAACGGAGGTTGTGACCAGCTATGACTAGCGCGCCAGATTGGGAAGCGTTGCGCGAGGCGTTCGGCGTCAAACAGCCGAAGATCGAAGGGTTCACCTTCACCGTGCGCGACCTTATGCAAGGGGCGGACATCAAAACGACGGCGGTGCGTAACCGCCTGCGGGCTGCGGTCGATGCGGGCCGTGTCGTGCAGGTGCGCCCGGCTCGCGGGCACATCGACGCCGTGTATGCGCTGGCGAAGGGTGTCACTCCTGCGATGGTGGGCGAGCTGTTCGTCGAAGCGCCAAAGCCGAATGGACGCAAGCGGACCCGACGACTCTATCCCCGTCACGCTGCCGATGGTGTGGGTCGAGCGCGAGACGTTCGCGGGTGACATCGAGCGCCGCAACGTGCCCGCGCCGGTTGCTGTCTGGATGGT